CTCCGTGTTAGCTTGCTGCCGTGAAGGTAATGGAACACTCTTGGTCTGCCGTCGACCCGTTGCGGTTGGCTTGCCATTCGATCTCGTCGACAACCATATTCTCTCGGTCGGCTTCGCTGATCGCCACGATCTGGGCCTTTGGAGCCGCGATTGTGATCTTGGAGTTCGTTGGCCCGTCAATGTCGAAAGTCAACGCGTGTTCGCTAAGGTCTAGGTACTTGCCGTAGCGATCTTGCACCGAAACTAGCTTGGCTTCGGGGTTGCCTGTGATCTTGACGATACGATTAGAAATGAGCCCCGCCTTGAATCCTGAAATGTCGCTCGAATCTTCTCGGAGTAACATAGAATTGCCCGAATCGAGCACCATCGACTCCACCGCAAGGTCTACGCTATTCCAGGTGGTAACGCTCGACGCAAACCGCAATGGGCTAGCCGTCGGATATGTCGGAGCGAGGATAGCAACGTCAGTTGGCGAATCCCAAATGCCGATAAATTCAAACTCAAAGACAACCGTCTTGCCGCTGGAGCAATTGGCCTTGAACGTGCCAACGCATCCCCGCAAGGTCTTGCGTTTGCCGTCGATGTAGACCGCTATCGTAATGGTTTTGACGTTGGTTCCTGGGGCTTCTGTGCGAGGGGTAAATATCTGCCCGCTCTTGACCCACCCGCAAGCCGGAAGAAACGTATCGGCCCAAGATGGTTCGGTAGCTGTTCCGTCCCATGATGCGTCGTGCTTAAATGTCACCTTGCCCTTGTAGCCGCCTGGGGTCGATGCCCGCATCCCGAACGAACCTTGACCCTCTCGGGCTTCGGTTTCGATTTCGTGCTGGATAGCGATCTCGTAGCAATTGAAGGAGGCTTCCGCTGCCGTCAATGCTTCGGCTGTTCCTGGAGTCGTCTCGATCTTCGCCGCTAGTACCCGCTTGCGTTTTAATAGTGTCATTAGCCTAGTTCCCTTGATGCCCTGAGTTTGATTTTGCCGCTTGCCGCCAGTGTGATTTCACGTAGCCTGCGATTGATTTCGATCGGTAGCCGTTCGCGTGCCTTAGCCCCTGCAATCTCTCCGATATTGCCTTCTCGAAAGAAATCGCCTGGCCTTTTGCCTAGCACCCTAAGAAGCTTGCGAGAGCCTTCGGAAGCGGGCTTGTAGATGTCTCCACGCCATCGAGAGGCAACGAATCCATCTTGGACCACCGTCCAGCCGCCGCCTACGCTCGACTTGTATTGAGCCCCAAGACTTTTGATTTTGCCACGACGCTTTCGGCTGTAGCTTTTGCCCTCAAAATACTTGACCGGAAAATTATGCCCTTCCCAAAGTCCGATCGTGACGCCCGCATTCCCTGGAGTCGCTTTGTTCTTTTGCTTGATCGTTTTCTTTAGCGTCTTAGCCTTGCTGAATTGCTTGACGATGCCTTTATTTTCGCTGCTTACCTTTAGATTAATTAAAGGCCCCAAGGCTTGAGCGCATTCGACTCGAACGGACCTAGCCGCCCTGTTTACTGCCGTTGCCAAATGTCTCGGCAAATGGTCACCGAAGGCCCCTAGATTAGCCCGCATCCGTCGCAATGATTCTTGATCGACCGTGACGCTAATCATCAGTTACGCAACTCCGTTGGGTCGTCTTCGGAGTACCGGCTAGTGATCTGCAAAGGGATCGTCAAGCCGTCTATTCCGCCGTCTGCCGCGATGAACTGAATACTGCCCCAAGTCGCATCGATCGCATTACCGCCGAACGTGTGCCAAGTGCCAGAGCCATTGCAAACGGCTTTGATAACATCGGCATGAAAAGCGTTCAGTAACTCGTCGATGGTTTCTGTCCCGCGTTCATCCTGGAGAATGTGGCAATGAATTAAAAAGGTCTGTCGCATTGCATTGGCAGGAGGATTTCCGGGTCGGTCCAAATCTGGAACCCGTTCGGCTGGCCCTTGCGTTAGGACTATTTGATTGTGGGCCGGTGTAAAGTTGGCGAATCGATTCGGTCGCTGTACTTCGCTGATCGCCGTCGAGTACGTAGCATCGTCAATCATCGCATCGAGACGCGATTTCAAGACAACGGCGATATTCTCAACGACTGCTAACGGCATTCGAGGACCAACATCCCTTCATCGTGGTTGAGTAGCTTTAGGATCGAATGCCGCCTTGGTGGCTGGCCGACTCGATCCGGAAATTCCAATTGATCGCCGCCTAAGTTCAATTCCTTGCTTTCGATTCCCTCGGAGGCGTCGTTAGCAACGTGAATCTCAAACATCGGATAAACAACGTCACCATCTTCCGGCAGGACGCCAAGGGCTTCGCGAATAACCACCGCGTTGATTTTCCTCGACCGACCGTTTCTTTTGTAGTAAACGACCGTCTCTGCGAAGTCTTGCGGGTTAGCGAATACCCTTATGGCATCCTCGATGATGGTATCGTGCAAGCTCATCCTAGAGTCGCTTGAGCTTCCACCCAACGAGGTCGACAGTCACCGAATCGGTTGCTGTTGCTGCCGTCTTTTGGATCTGCACATAAGGCTGCAAGGATCCGCTGTAAGCCGACATATCGAACACCGTAGACGGGGCCAATGGAACGCCCTCGCAATAGAACCTGACGTTCTGTTTGCCGCCAGTGAAGTCGACAAGAAACCATTTGTAGGTAGCCGCCAAGCTCTGCCCAGTGGTCTTGTCGTCAATGTCGGTAGTTCCGTCGTCGGACTCGACCAGAATACTGTTCGATCCAATCAGCCGGAAAGATGCATGCTGAGCAATCGAATCGATTGCGTCGTTGCGATCCCCTTGCACGCCGAAAGCGAGCGAGCTTGCCGCGTTGTAGCTTGCGTTAGCCTTCACGCGAAAAGCGACCCACTGAAGGCTGTCAATGCCCCAGCAAAGAACGTCATTGAAGTTCAAGCACACGTTCTGAACTTCGTTCGTCGAGGATAGCGTGATTGCATATTCGCCCGTCTGCGATCCGTCGACAACTCCATAGGTCGGGGAGCCAGCCGCCGAGGTGTCTGTGATCTTCCACATCGCACCTTCACTAGCTGATGTCCCGACCGTTTGAGCCCCGTAGAAATCCTCTACGAACTCCGAAAAATCTCTTGAGTCTGCCATGTTCTTATGTTCCTGTATTGTGAATTTTGTTGCCGTCCCAGAAAGCCCCGGTCGATTTCGACCAGGGCTAAAAGTCGATCAACCGAACTAGGTGCGGTTGCCGTAGAATCCGACGTGATCGATCATTGCACAACCCATCGACTGACGGATCTTGAAATCGTACTTGTCGCTAAGCATCGTCCATTCGTTTTCCAGCACCGGCGATTCTTCGCCTTGCAAGAAGACGATTTCGGCGGTGTCAACTACCGAATTCGACGCGATCAGATACCAGTTCGTCGCGTTGTTGTTGTCGAGCAACGCCGTAGCGACAACCTGCAACGGTCGGACGCCATTGACGCCGTAGAGGCTGGAAATGCCTTCGTTGCCGTTGGTCTGTGCGAACGAAAGGCTGTTTGTGATCCGTAGAGCCGTCGATGCGTACCGCTGAGGTACAAGCAACACCGAAGGGACTAGGTTAAGCACCGATCCATTCAAGCCCTTTTGCTTGGCCATCAGTTCAAAGCCTTCGTCAAGCGTCGTTTCGCTTGGAGCTGCCGGGCTGGTTGCGGTAATGTTTGATCCGCTTGTGTGCGACGCGGAAAACAAAACAACGTTATCGGGCATCATTGGGTTTGAAAGGAACGTGTCATAGACAAGTTGCTCTTGAGTACGCCGAGCTGCTACGCCTTGCATCGAAGGGATGCGAGCCATTGCGTCAAGATTGTCGTTGATGATCGTCTCCCAAGTCACCGAGAAGTTTGCACCGAATTTGTCGATGTTGTACGTCTTGCGTCGGTCGCTGAGTTTCTTTTCAGGGTATTTTTGGCTCTCCGGCACGACTTCCAGATTCTGGAATTCGCTCAATTGGGTAGCGTGAATATCCTTGAAGTCCTCAACGCTCTGACGCTGCCGGACCCAAGAGGACCAAGTGTAAGGAGCCTCTTCGTAAGCCGCCCGAAGCGTGTTGTTGAGCCCGTCAAACAGGATGTTTTGAAAACTTCCGGTTGTGTGGTACGCATCGGCCAAACCGCGTTTGACCGTGTTAAGGGTTGGCGCGTGCCCCATCGCCATGCGTGCGATGTCTTTTTTGGTGTGCTTCTCGGGGTCGACGCCCATTCGCCGGACGCAAGCCTCAGCAAGTCGGTAGACGCCGAGGTTAGCGAAGTGGCTAGCCCCTTCGGACTTCGGTGCCGCTGTTCGCTTTACAGTGCCTTGGAAGCATCGCTGAGTAAACCCAGCCTTTGCTGCGTTTTCAAACTTGTCTTGCTCTGATTCACCAAAGCCGATGTGCGAGCCCTCGACGGACCCGCCTAGTGGTTGAGAAGCCATCTTTCGGATGATCCTTTCTTGAGCGATTTCAACTGTCACGGATGGATCGTCAACCAATGCGTCTGCAAAGCTACGCTCAAGCTTCGCAAGCGTACAGTGAGCAACGATTGTTTTTCGTCGGTCGTCGTGGGCCTTTAGTTGGCGTGCAACTTCGGCTTCGACTTTCTTTTCGGTGTCTTCCATTCGCATGGCCTCTTCGGGCTTTTCTTCGGCCCGCATCGCATCTTCGGGCTTGTCCATCATCGATTCGACTTGCTGCATCGGAGCCGCGTCAGAACCGGCTTGCCCCGCTGCTTTGCCTGCGAGATAAACAATGATTTGCATCGGGTCGGTCATGCCCTCAGGCAACCCGAGACCCTTCAACGTTGCCATTAGGCTTTCGTCCATTCTCTCAACCCTTTCCTGGTCGTAAGACCGTCTAACAGTAGAATTCGGATCCGCGCCCGTTGCGCAAATCGAAGCGTTATGCGGTTGCCAAGCGGTAACAATTTCCGCTGGCCCCTCAATCACCTTGCCTTGTCGGGTGGTGTACGTTTGGCCCTCTCGAACGAATTGACGCTCAAGGATCTGGGCATCAATCGAAAAGTCGTTTAGGTGGCCTTCGGTGTATCTGGTTGCGACCATCTGCGAGTCTGCATCGCTTGCAAAGTCAGGCAATCCTAGAAGCTCATCGCCCTCGATAACGATGTTGCGAATCGAGCCAAAGACGTTGCGTACCGTCCTGTCGTTGTGACTATCGACGATGGGCAACTGCTTTTTATCGTTGCGGAATCGGACCCCGTCCATCAACAGAACTTGCTTAATCCATCCGCGTTCCTGATCGTAGATGTCGATCGGCGTTTCGGTCGCAATCACCGCTCGACCATCTTTCACGGCCCCGAATTGGCGAACGATCAAACCGCACTCAATAGGCTTGGCTTGGTGTCTTGCGTCAAGTTCTTTTCGTCGCTTGATTAGGTCTTGCTTTTTCATGCTGTCACCTCGGCCGGAAGCGTGTCCACCGATCCGTCTTTTGCGTCGTCGATTAGGGCCTGTACGCTCGTTTCGGACATGCCGACCGACGAGAGGAACACCCTGGCCGCCGCTTCGCTAATGACGCCGCTAGCTAGCTCGCCGAGGGTCTTGGCAATGGCTTTGCGGTTGCGATTGAATTGAAGCGTTGACAAGCCCATCATTTCGCCGCTGCCGGTCGCTGGTTGCGTTTCTGCCGCCCCTTGGGTTTGAGCCGCTGAAATCGCTAGCTGCGTTTGTTCTGGGGTCTGCAAGCCAAGCTTGGCAAGCAATCGATTTTCTTTGGCCCGCTGGTAGAAGACTTGGCGATAGCTAAGCCCCCTGGACCCAAGCACATTGGCGTAGGTGTCAGAAAATGAATTGATCGCCATTTCGGCGGCTTGCTGTTCGCTTTGAGGGTCGACCCATTCCCATTCTGGCGTCTGCCATTCGACAGGGGTGAACCGCCTGCGATCGCCTAGAAGGTCGAACGACGACGGAAAGCCCTCTAGATCGGTAATAGCTGCATAGGTGCAAAACTCATCCCAGACAGGCTGCAAAAGGTGCCGAATTATGTACGCCTGAATGATTCTGTACCGCCTTCGGTCTTCGAGTTGGCTAGTTCGGCTCGAACTGTAGCTGGTCTGCGAATAGTCCCGAGCTACAACCTCGTAGGATAGCCCGGTCCCTACCGCGATGCCCCGAAGTATAAACTTGATCCATTCCCCAGCCCCGTTATTGGGTCGAGTTGGATTGATAACGTCAACCGACTCGCCTGGGTTAAGGTCGAAAATCAAACCCGGCTCAAGGTATCGCTCTCGATTGCCAGCCTTGTCGATACCGCTTCCGGTGTCTGGATCGGACAGGCTTCCAATTGGAGTCTCGGTCTTGATTGCTGCCGTAAGGCAAGATGCAATTGCCGAGGATTGGAGTTCGTTGTCTTTGTATGTTCCGAGGTCTCTGATATCTGAGAGGACTGGAGCAAACCAAGTAACGCCCCGCTTTTGTCCGACTCGATCCTGCCTGAATAGATGGATGATCTCCCGGGCCGGGATTTCCTTTGGCGTCCTAGAGACCGCGTAAGGCTGTAGCGGATGATCCTCGTATATCATGTACGATATAGGCTTGCCGTATTCATCGACCTTGATGCCGCGAATAACCCGCGTGCCATCGCCGCGATCGATTCCCATCGTGTACGTATCGCGATCCGTCGCTAGCCTGTCGACTTCGATAACCTCAAGAGCAAAGGGAATCGGTCGAGCAATGCCACGGTATTCAGTCGACGGAAGGCGAACCTTGCGGATCAAAACTTCACCCGCTTCAACCATTTCGCGAAGGGCAATAGTCTGGATTTCTTCGAGGGTCAAACGCCCATTGATGTCCGCTACTTCAGACCATTCGGACCAAGTTTTATCGCGCTGATCGTTTACGTCTTCAACGTCATCGCCCAAGGGTGTCTCAAACGTGCTTTGAGCCTGGATTCCTGTGCCAACAACGGAAGAAACGATGGTGTCGACGGCCCCCCAAGCGTAGGGATTGTCTCGGACCAGTCTCCTAGCCTCTGCCCTGAGACGGTCGGCCCCAAATGGCCCCATTAGCTCTTGATCGGCTGGTAGATTCTTCGGATGTCTGTTGCTCGATACCCTCGACGGTTCGGCCCCTTGGTAGGATCGCGCAAGGGCCTTACGTGCCGCTTGTCGTCGCAATCCTGCGATCGGGCTAACTGCCGAGACTACCGAATCGATAAACTGAGTAATCATCGACGGCCCCCTACGATTCGCCCAAGGGAGATACCGCCCGATCCGCTTTCGCGTTGGACCTGATGGAGCAACGCTTTTCGCTCGGCCACCAATGACGACAGGTCAAGCTTAGTGACCGTGCGAGAGCCAATGCTATACTGCGATGCCCCTCCGGTTAGAAGGGCCTCAATAGCCGCGTCGATCAATGCTAGAAGGCTTGCCGCTGATGCCATGCGTAAATAGTTGCATGGCTTGCGGTTGCTTGGTAGATGCCTGTACTAACGCATTAGTACACTGCTAAAAATTATTTACGCTCTTGGGGCCAAGTGTGGCCGCAATAAGAGCATTTGCAGTATCGGACATTGGCCTTAGTGCAATAGACCCGGCTGTAGCTCTTGCCAATCGGTCGGCGCGATTCGCAAAGAGTACAGGGCCTTGCCTCGTCTTCGCGGGGGATAGGGGCTGCGCCCTTTCCAAGCACCATGCTTTCTGCTTGCTGGGCTAGGCTTTCGTAGGCTTCCTGGCTTACGCCGTCTGCAATAGCCCTAAGCTTAACCTCGACTGGCTCGACCTTAACCGACGAATCAAGCTCAGTCCGCTCTCCAGGCTGCAATGTAACCTGCTTTTTCTTTTTGCTCATATCACCCTTTCCTTTTGGGAATCCATCCGCCTTGACGCTGCCTGAATCGTTGCTGCCCATGCCTGTAGGCTTGCTGAACTGGCTTGGTTTGTTTTGGCTCATCGCCGATACGCTTTGGAGCTACCTCGATTTCACTGGGGGCTATGAGCTTGACCCCGCAAGCCTCCGAGCCTGCCGCCGCCATGTAGGTAGCATCGAGCCAGTGATTTTCGCCCTCTTTGGGGAGCCAGTAGGTTTTGGCCCCTTTGCCCTCAGTGAACTTCGTTACTAACTCTTCGGCTGCAATATGCTGCGCGTACTGCGAATGCCGCTTTTCGCCCTCTGGGGTGAAGACCGAAAGCGACCCGCGCCGAAGCATATTGTTTTCATCGAAGGTTGGCGTCAAGAACCTTTCGTGGACAAATTGCTTCCAGTAGTCGGTATCTAAATCGTAGAGCCAAACCTTAGCCGCTGGCAAGTGCTGCGCGTGAATGTTTGCCCCTGCTATGGTTGTCGATGTCGTCTTGGTCTTTGGCTTGTATGCTGGAATTCCTTTGGACGGGTGGAAGATGCCGCTAACCTCTCGGCAGAACTGGTACGCCGCATTGGTAAAGGCCCCGGAGTCAACTAGGCAAAAGTCGATCGCCCGCCGCGTTCCGGTTGTGTCGGTAAATTCTTTTTGGAGTAGTTCATCTCGAAGCGTTAGCAAGGCTTGGTAAATCATTGGTTCGCTAGCTTCGTGGTCCATGCTTTTATCAGTCCCGTAGACCTGTTGGAATCCGTAGTCGGCCACGATGCCCCCGGCACCATGCCACCATGCGGTGAGAACCCAGTGTAGGTAATACTTGCCTAAGTCGATCGCCGCTGTCAGTGCCACCGTGTTCGCTGGTAGTTGCCTACGAACCAAGCCGCTTATCCTAGACTCGACAAGAGCGGGGGTAATGCCCAAGCCCATTGGCCCGGCCTCCTGTGGTGGGTCGTTGTCGTCTTCGGTCGAAACTGCCTTTTGGCCACGGTCGGCAACGCGATTGAAGTAGCTATGGATTGCCGAGAGCTCCATCGGTTCGCCGTCTAGGTGGGTCTTCTTTGAGTAGCTAGCCTGATTGCTTACTACCGCCCCGCGTTCGATCTCGGCTTGGTTGTCACGCCAAAAACGGAAGGCATCCCTAGCGTCTGGGTCGTCGGCTTTGCGTCCCTTGCGAAGGTCGATGTATTGCTCGACCAAATCCATTCTATCCGGCTTGGTGACGAGCTTGCGGTATCGTTTGCCTCGCCAAGATGGTTTTTGCTTGGGGTCGGTGTACTTGAATGCGATACACTTGCGGTTTTGAATCGTGCAAAGCATCACTCGAGGGATCCGCTCTGAGGACTGGCCTAGCCCGCCGATGTCCTGCTCAATGATTTCTTCGTTCTTGGCTATCATCGTTTCGCTGGCCGCTGCCTCCCGGTCTTCGATGTCGTCAAGGATTGCCAAGGTTGGCCGAGCCGACCGAAACTTAGTCCCGCGAATTGCCCCATCGATACCCAGGCTGTAAAACACTTGCCCCTTGCTGCATGGCTCGATCTCTCTGGGCCAATCGGGAATCTGGCTACGGTTGATCGCAGGAAAGACAAAGAATTCCGGTCCGATGACAATGTTGGTCGATATGCCGCCGCATGTCTGCATCCTGCCCCGGCTCGACCAACCGCCAACGGCTTGAAACGGGATCCCGATTTCAGGATAATCCGCGATGAATAAATCGTTTTGCTGCAGTTGCTCAACTAGGTCGCGCACTTCCTTTTTGGCTTTATCCGCGTTTTTGCCGATGACAACGGGAAACGTCGATAGGCCCCGGACCATAAGGTACAAGGCAACGCGAATTGCTAACGTCGTTTTACCTTCGCCCCGAGGGCCTGCTATGCCTTGGTCGCCGCCGTACTTGGCCGCATCGATAATAGATTCAATCATGGCTAGCCGGTCGCTAGTCCATGCCTCGAAGAATTGTGAGGCGAAATAGGTTGATAGCCAAAGGGAGCAATCAGACTCGGCTTCAAGACGCCTGGATGGCTCTAACGGGGGCAGGATAAAAACGTCCCGTTGGCTAGCCCGTTTCCTGGCCATCAAATCGCGTTGGTATGCTCGACGGTCGCCCTTAATCGGGTCGGCTTGCAATGCCGTTTTCGGATGCAAGCTTAGCAAGCTCTGCAATTGGGACAGACTGAGCGAGCTCAAGAAGTCGGA